AACAATCACACGAGTCTGATGGCATGGTCTGCTGTTCTGATGGTGAACATTACCCGTATGGTACAAATTTAAGTTTTGACAATGACCTGATTTAAGAGTTAGGTATTGAGAATTTAGCCATCGGTGACATCGTTGAAGTTCGTGGGTTTGCATTCGTAGAACGTAAATCTGAACACAGCACTGCTGAACACTCTGATAAAAGTATCGGTATTCAACTCACCACTATTAAACTGCAACGTGAAACTGGTGATCGTATTGAGCAGCTTTATGGTCCTAAATCATAATCGAGGTGGAACATGGCTTCTGAAGTAGAAATATGTAATCTAGCACTAAGTAACATTCGTGCAGGTAGTATCAACTCATTTACTGAGAGTAGTATTCAAGCTCAGTTATGTAAGTTGAAATACCCAATTCTACGTGACCGATGTTTGCGTGAGATACCGTGGCAGTTTAACCACAAGATCAGAGCGTTGGCAGCAGTCACCACTGAGATATTTAACTGGACCTATGCATATTCATACCCTACGGACTGTTTGAAGATTCACCGTTTGGTGGGTGCTTTTGAAGAGTTGCCATCTGGTAGTGCTAATGTAGCATCTCGGTTATTAGATAGTCGTGTTATACCGTTGAAAGATTTACGTCGTCAGATACCTTATGAGGTGTTTAACTTTGATGACAGTAAGGTGATTGGTTCAGATCAACCTGAGTTACGCATTGACTTTGCATCAAAGGTTACTGACCCTAATTTATTCAGTGATGACTTCATCATGGCATTATCACATCTATTAGCATCTGAGCTTGCAATACCTATTGTCGGTGCTGAGTTGGGTCGTGCATTGCGTAATGACTCGTTACAGCTTTATCGTCAATACCTTGCATCTGCTATGGCTACTGACATGAATGACCAGTATCTTATGCCTAGTGAGAGTGATTTTGTTACAGTTAGGAATTAATCGATGCCACAAATTATTCAGCGTAGTTTTACATCTGGTGAAATTGCGCCAGCATTACAGTCACGTGCTGACTTAACGAAGTACGCGACAGGTTTACATTTATGTGAAAACTTCTTTGTGCGTGCACAAGGTGGTGTTTATTCACGCCCTGGTTTACGTTTCATCGGTGAACTAGATGACTCATCTAAAGTCGGTCGATTAATCCCATTTAGTTTTAACACTGAACAAACTTACATGTTGGTGTTTGAACATTTAAAAGTTCGTGTGATCAAAGATGGTGGTTTTGTCTTAGCCGGTGGAGGTCCTGCAATATTTGAACTTGCAACACCTTACACTGAAGCACAGTTACCACGTCTAGGTTTTACACAGAATGCTGATGTAATGACATTGGTTCACCCTGACCACGACCCTGCAAACCTTAACCGTTTAGCCGATGATAACTGGACGTTAACTACAATCGACTATTCAACCACTGTTGACGCACCAGTGTTCAGTTCAGGTGCAATATCTAAGGTTATCACTGGCATCACTCAAGCTAATCCTGCTGTGGTTACTGCTGTTGCTCATGGTTATGTAACAGGTAATTTGATTGACATCGCTGGTGTGGTGGGTATGACTGAAGTAAATGGTCGTTCATTCATCATAACAGTATTGACACCAGATACGTTTGAACTCAATGGTGAAGACTCAACTGCTCATGGTATATATTCATCTGACGGTACTGCTGACAGACAGAACGGTGCTACAACAATCGGTGATGGTTTCGGTGATTTTGATAAAACTTACACTTATGTTGTGACAGCAGTTGATGCAGCAGGAACTGAGTCACTAGCATCTGCTGAAACCAGTCTAACTGTTAAATCATTATCACAGACAGGTGGTGTCAGATTAACATGGGACACTGTACCTGAAGCTGAATACTACCGTGTTTATAAAGACCCTTCAGTGGGTACAAGCATTTACGGGTGGATCGGTGATTCAAATAACAACTCATTTGATGACTATAACATTGCACCGATAACAAGTGATGCACCACCACAGGATCGTCAACCGTTCAGTGGTGCTGACAATAAACCGTCTGCTGTGACTTATTACCAGCAACGTCAAGTATTTGCTAACACGAATAATGAACCACAAGTCACGTATACGACTCAAGTAAATAATTTTAACTCATTGCGTACATCTAACCCTGCACGTGATGATGATGCTGTAACCTTTACAATTGCAGCACAGCAAGTGAATGAGATACGTCACTTGTTACCATTGGATTCGTTAATATTATTGACATCTGGTGGTGAGTGGATAATGACTGAAGGTCAAGACAGAGTGTTAACACCTTCAACTATTGGTGTGAGAATTCAGTCGTACAATGGTTGTTCAATAGTTCCACCTGTTGTGATCAACAGTACAGCGTTATTCCTTCAAGAAAAAGGTGCACGACTTCGTGACTTAGGTTACGAGTTCAGTAGCGACAAATACACAGGAAGTGACTTGTCGCTGATGTCTGAACACTTATTTGAAGATAAACAGATTACAGCAATGGCTTACTCTGCTGAACCATACAGCATTGTGTGGTGTGTTCGTGATGATGGTGTAATGTTGGGTTTAACTTATCAACGTGAACATCAGGTATGGGGTTGGCATCAGCACAACACACAAGGTCAGTTTGAATCAGTTGCATCTGTGACTGAAGGTGAACGTGATGCTATTTATGTGATTGTTAAGCGTAATGTAAACGGATCAGATGTACGTTATGTTGAACGGTTAGAACATCGTGAATCGATTAATGCTGAAGACTGTTTCTATGTTGACTCAGGTCTTTCATACATCGGTGCACCTGCTACGGTCATTAGTGGTCTTGACCATCTTGAAGGTGAAACTGTGACTATCCTTAGTGACGGTTACACTGTACCCGATCAAGTGGTTTCATCAGGTCAAATAACACTTGAACGTGCAGCATCGAAAGTACACGTCGGGTTGAGTTACACACCAGCTATTGAAACATTAGACATTGACACACCTTCACCTGGGCAAACAGTTAAAGCTCAATCAGTATCAGTGTCTAAAGTTACCATTGAGGTAGAAGGTTCACGTGGTGGGTTTGTAGGACCACGACAAGATAATGGTTCAGCTCCACCAATGAGTGAAATTAAACCACGGTTTGACAGTGATAACTATGATCCTGTTGCATTGAAGACTTATAAGTCAGATGTGTTTATTGAACCGCAATGGTCGAAAGGTGGTGGACTTAGAATTGAGCAACGTGCACCTTTACCGATGACTATACTGTCAGTAATCCCACAAATTGATATAGGTGGTAACTAATGATTAAGTGGGTGAAGCCAACAGTGGAGCTGGTTGAGTCCATTGCTGCTGATATGCGACAAGCTGATGCTGAAGAAGTATGGGCATCAAACCATCACACACCAATTGAGTCAATGATGAAAGGTTGGCAGTTGTCTGACGTTTCAACAATAGCGATAGATGACAACGGTTCACCGTTGGTGATGATTGGTCTAGTCAAGCGTGACATGTTGACAGGTTCAGGTGTCGTGTGGATGCTTGGTGCTAATAGCGCAATGAAGCATAAGAAAGAATTCTTTCGTCAGACTAAACCTATCATTGATGAAATGCTGACTATTTGCCCACGTTTGTGTAACATGGTGCATAGTAAGAACACAAACAGTATTCTATGGTTAAAGTGGTTAGGGTTTACAATCGATGATCCAATACCTCACGGTCCAGATGATGAACTGTTTCATCGATTTCATTTAGAGGGGACACGCTGATGTGCGAACCAACTACGATAATGGCAGCAGTAGCAGTTGTCTCTGCTGCATTTACTGCGAATCAACAAGTTAAACAAGGTAAGTATCAGAAGAGTGTTGCAGAATATAATGCAGCAGTTGCTGAGAATGAAGCTGAAGAGACTCGTAATGCAGGTGTTGAGCGTGAGAACATTCAACGTCGTAAGACTGCTGAGTTGCTATCTAAACAACGTGCACAACTCGGTGCAGGTAATATTGACCTGTCATCAGGATCAGCATTACAGTTACAAGAAGAAACTGTTGCACTTGGTGAAGCGGATGCTTTGCGTATTCGTAGCAACTTTGAAAATCAAGCTGGTGCATTAGATACTGGTGCAGCATTGACTGAAGCACAAGGTGAATTTGCTGAGTCAGCAGGTAAAGGTGCAGCAGTGGGTACAGTGTTGCAAGGTGCAAGTACAGTGTTAGGTACAGGTGTTGCTGATAAATGGTTCACACCAACAAGTGCAGCAGTGACAAACAGTAATCTTGCCACACCGACTGACATAAATTCCGCATTAGTTGGAGGGTAAGAGATGCCTAAAGTAGCACAGTACGGTGATCAACAAGTTCTCACCCAGGTAACCAGACAACCACGTGCTGATGCTTCAGCAGGTAGTGCTGTATTCCGTTCAAACATTCAAGCTGCACAAGGTCTTGCGTCAGTGGCTCAAGCTGGTGTGCAGATAAAACAACGTGTTGATACCACATCTGCTGAAGAAGCATTGGTGGCATTTGAGCGTGACAAAAACAATTTATTCTTTAATCCTGAGAACGGTTACTTTAACACTCAGGGTAAAAATGCTTATGACAATGCTAATGCTGCTAATGACGCATTGAACAAACTGAAGAAGCAATACGGTGAATCACTGAACCAGAATTCTAAACTGATGTTTGATAAGTCTGCTGATTTACACATCACACGTAGTCAGGCTGACATTGCGCGTCATTCAGCTAAAGGGTTGAAGTCGTGGGAAGTTGCCACTATCAGATCGCAAGTTGAGAACACTGTTGAGAATGCTTCATTGTATTGGAATCAACCTGATAAGTTAGCAGTACAGAATGCATTAGGTCGTCAAGCGGTGATTGATGCTGCTGAACTTGAAGGTATCGGTGCTGAAGCAACTAATGAACGGTTGCAGACCTATGACTCATCATTCACCAAAACAGCTATATCATCAGCTATCAGTAGTAGTTCTGAAGAAGGTGCTGCACTGTTAGAGAAACATGGTGCACGACTTGAAGGTCCTGATAAGATTAAACTTGAAAAAGATATTGCTGCTAAAGCTAAAGCTGAGAAAATTCAATCTGATTCACAACAAGCCATTGTTGCCGGTACTCGTTTAGTTGATACCTATGACAGTCGTGAAGAAGTACGTGAGCAAGTTAACCAGATTGAAGATCCTGAACTTCGTAAGAAAACAATGACTGAAGCTATGCGTCAGTTCAACCTGAAGAAGCAGGGTGAAGCTGAAGAACAAACAGAAGCATTTGAACGTGCTGAGACTCACATCATTGAAGGTGGTTCTGCTGAGACATATCAAGCGACTGATCCTGAAGGTTGGGAACGTTTAAGTGCCAAACAGAAAAAAAGTATTGATTCAGGTAAAGCAATCATCACTGACTGGAATGCTTATTCTGACCTGATGATGTTACCTAAAGAACAATTAGCTAAAGTGAACCCGACTGAACACTTCCACCAGCTTGCACCATCTGAGCGTAAGAGCTTGGTGAGTGCAGTTAAAAGTGCAGGTGGTACTGGTTCATCTAAAGACAAGATTGACCATCAGATAGGTCGTACACGTAGTTCTCAGACCACTGCTGCTGTTGAGCAAGTGCTAGGTAAGAAGACTAAGTGGAATGATGAGAAGCGTAAACAGGCTGACGCATTCTATGACCTGTTGGATGGTGAAGTGAAGTACCGTGAAAGTGAGAAAGGTAGTTCATTGTCATCAGAAGAATTCACGAATGTGTTGTCAGATTTAACTCGTGAGG